CCTTCTATATCTTACGAGCCAAAATATAAACAATTATACGTTTTACAAGACTCTGCAATGACATCAAATAGTGGTGTAGATACAGAAGATAAAGTTTTTTGTTTTGATTTTGCAACTCAAGGTTGGACCACAAGAGCGTGCGTAGGTAGTGCAGATGTGTCTAACTTTGTAGAATCATTTGATGGTGTATATTTCTTTAAACATTCAGATGATAAAATTCATTCACTAACCAACGATTATGGAACTGAAAGCGTAGAGTTAATTACTAAAGATATAGATTTTGGCAATCCAGGATTAGTAAAAAAAATTAGAAAGGTTTACGTTGCAGCAAGAGATGCAGCAGCAAATACAACACTAACATTAGCTTACGCTTTAGATGGAAGCACTAGCTATACAGCACTAACAGGACAGGCGGTTAATAATGCCAACTATCAAATTAAAGCATTTACAGTAAATCAAAACTGTGAATCTATATCACTAAAAGTTACCTCTGATGGTAAAATAGATATAAATGATATAAATATTGATTACAGACAAACTAATAAGAGACCTTCATAATGCCAAAATCCGGCAACCATAATGTCAACAGCATTGACTCTTTCTTTAGAGTAAGACCATCTAAAACTAATATTAGAGAAGGTGAAACAGTATCATTTCTAGAAGATGGAGTACTTGTAAAACAAGAAAAAAGAAATGGTGTTGTATACGAACAAAAATTTACTGAACTTGCAAGCTCTGCAAAAGCAACACAAACTACTGGAGATGTAACAAACTTAATAGTAGCTGGTAGTTCATCTTCTGAAGGTGACGTAACTGGTATTACAGCTGGCACAGGTTTAAGTGGTGGTGGTTCTGGTGGTAATATAACTCTAAATATAGACTCTACAGTAGCTACTCTTACAGGCACACAAACTCTTACAAACAAAACTTTAACAGCACCTACCTTAACTACACCTGCATTAGGAACACCAGCAAGTGGTGTTATGACTAACGTAACTGGCACGGCAGCAAATTTAACCTCAGGTAATGCTACCAAAATTACATCTATCACCAATAGCAATATTGTACAATTAGCAGAAACTCAAACACTTACTAATAAAACCTTAACAGCTCCTACATTAACAACTCCAGCATTGGGAACTCCTGCTAGTGGGGTAATGACGAATGTAACAGGAACAGCTGCAAACTTAACTGTGGGGAATGCAACTAAAATTACATCTATTACTAATAGTAATATTGTACAATTAACAGAAACTCAAACTTTAACAAACAAAACTTTAACAAGTCCTACTTTAACAAATCCAGCACTAGGTACACCAGCTAGTGGTGTGATGACGAATGTAACAGGTACAGCTGAAGATTTAACTGTAGGAAAAGTAATAGTACAAAATAACTCAGCAAATACAAATTTTCCAGTAGTTTTTCATGATGAATCAAATACATTATTAGATGATACTGGTGCTTTACGATATAATCCAAGTACAGGAGAATTATTAGTTCCTAATTTAACCGTAGCAGGAACAACAACAACAGTAGATACGGTAACAATGGAAGCTGCAAATGCAATAAAATTTGAAGGAGCTACTGCCGATGTAAATGAAACAATATTATCTATTGTTGACCCCACAAACGATGACAACACACAATATTTGTTAGATGCAAGTGGGTATATTCCTTTATTAGCAGCAGTTACTACAACTCAAATTTCATCTACTCCTGCAGAACTTAATGTATTAGATGGATATACAGGAAGTGTTACAGAATTAAATTATTTAGATACCTTACACGCAACTGGTGTAACTAATACAGAGTTTGATTATTTAGATGGAGTAACTTCAAATATTCAAACACAGTTAGCTACAAAATTTGATACATCTGGTACAGGATTAACCAAAACTGGAACTACTGTAAATGTTATTGGTGGTACTGGTATTACTGCTAATGCAAATGACATAGCTTTTGACGGTTCAGGATTAGACGATATGACTGAAACTATGGTTGCTACCGATGAATTTATTGTATTAGATGGCACAACCAGTAAAAGAAAAGCTTTTTCAGAAATAGAAGCATTATTAACTCACAATTCTCTAAATGGAGTTGTAGCAGCTGAGCATTTAGATTGGACTGCAGACCAAGGTGGTACTAATATTCATGCTGGAAATTATACAGATACAAATACAAATCAGTTAACTACATTTAATGTAACTGGAGATAGTGGAACACCAGAAAGTATTGCACAGGGAAATACCTTAGATATTGCAGGTGGTACTGGTATTGCAACAATAGTAGGTGCAACAGATACAGTAACAATCAATACAGATATTGCTTCAACAAGTTTAAATGTATCAGGCACAGGACAATTAGCAATCAATCTAAATAAGTCTGCTTTATCAACTGCAACTTTAAATGCTTCAGACTTTATGATATTATTTGATGCAGATGCAAGTGAAGCACCTAAACGATTTATAGCACAAGATATTTTTGATAGCTTAGGTGGAATCACTATAGATGGCACAACAGCTAATGGTGTATTGACTTATGGTGGAACAAATAATATAGATACAGAATCTAATCTTACTTTTGATGGAAGCACATTAGCATTAACTGGGGCTTCTACTATATCTTCTACTTTACAAATGGGTAGCACAGCAGGACAAGGTGGGGCAAAAATAAATGCAAGAGTAAATGGAAATGCTTTTAATTTTGGGCATGTAAATCAAAGTGGATATGGCTCAACATTAGGTTGTAATTCTTCACAAGGTTATCCATTTTTGGCTTTATATAGTGAAGCAGGAACAAATGCAAATACATTTAGAACAAGAGGTGTTAAGGGTATAGTTTTAACTGCAGATACTTCAAATAATTTTACAATTAATCAAGTAGCAACAGCAAGTGCAGATAATCAAACTTTAACTGAAAGAGTAAGAGTAGATAGTTCAGGTAATGTCGGTATAGGAACTACAGCACCTGCACAGAAACTTCATGTAGCTGGAAATGTAATGATTTCTAATAATACATTCTTTATGGGCGAAGATGCTGATGGAGATGATATAGGATTACTTGGATTACATTCAAATAATAATTGTTATGTTGGACCAAAAGATAATGCTTATGCAGGTGGATTTATGCTGTATGGTGCTGCTTCAGGAACAAGTGGTCATGTATGGTATTCAGGTAATGCTGAAGCTATGAGGATAGATAGTTCTCAACGAGTCGGTATAGGAACTGCATCACCTGGTACAAAACTTCACATAAGTTCTGGAGCAACTGATGAAGTGTTAAGATTAGAAGGAACTGGTAGTCCATATTTATCTGTATATGATAGTGGAACAAGACAATTTTTCTTACAAAGTGCTGGAAATACATTAAACTTTTATGCAGAAAATGATAACACTATTGCATTTTTCACCAGTGGTACGAGAGCAGTAGATATTGATTCTTCTCAAAGAGTCGGTATAGGAACTACATCGCCTGCAGAAAAATTAGATGTAGCAGGTAATATTAGAATTGGTGGTGGTGGTGGATTATTTGCAGAACATAGCGATGCAAGTAAGGGTGGTACAGTTATACACCCCAATGGTGGAACATATAGAACAAGTACTAGTACTCATACAGGTGCTATTAAAATAACACTTCCAACAGGTGGTGGTCCAGCAGATATGTTATCTTTTTGGGTAGATGTATATGATTATACAACAGACGAATCTTTTACTTGTTATCTAGCAGGATATGCTTATCAAACAGCAGGAAGCAATGAATGGATTAATGAGGAAGCATTGATATTATCTGCAAATCAAACAAGAGATTTTACAGTTAGATTCGGACATGATGGCTCTAATCATTGTGTCTATATTGGAGAATTAGCATCAACTTGGCAATATCCACAAATTACAGTTAGAAATGTTCAGATTGGATTTAATTTGATATTATCTGCAAATCAAATAAAAGATTTTACAGTTAGATTTGGGCATGATGGCTCTAATCATTGTGTCTATATTGGAGAATTAGCATCAACTTGGCAATATCCACAAATTACAGTTAGAAATGTTCAGATTGGATTTAATGCAGATGTAGATACTTATAATGATGGTTGGGGTGTTGGTTTTGAAGCAAGTGCTTTTCAAAATGTAGATGGAACTCAAACTGACAACTTCCCTTATGCTAAAGGATTAAAGTCATCATCAAATATGGGTGTATATGTTAATGGTACTGAAGAATTTAGATTTGAAACTGATGGAGATTTTCATGCAGATGCAGATGTTATTGCTTATTCAACATCGGTTGGTTCTGATAGAAAACTTAAAAAGAATATTAAAGATACACCTTATGGTTTATCTGATGTAATGAAAATGAGAGCAGTAGAATTTGACTGGAAAGAAAAAAGAAAAGGTGTACACGACATTGGTGTAATTGCACAAGAAGTAGAAAAGATTATCCCTGAAGTAGTAAAAGAGGTTAATGACCTAAAATCAGATGAAACTCATAAAGTAGTAGATTATGCAAAACTATCTTCGGTATTAATAAAAGCAATACAAGAACAACAAGAACAAATAAACGAATTAAAGGACAAGTTAAATGGCTAAAGTAATAGCAGAAAAAATAGTAGAAGCACCACCAGTAGGTGATGCACCTAAACAAGTTGAAATCAAACATACAAGAGTAATGAAAGATGCAGCAGGTAAAGATGTAACAGTAGTAGATTGGACAGATTCAAAACCAGTTGATGATGCAATTACACAAGCAGAAGCAGACTTAG